TAAAAAACTTGGTAAGAATAGTATTCCAGTTGATACAGAATTATTCATTGAATTCTTAATGTCAAAACCGACACTATCATCTAACTATAACACTAAACATAAGATGGTTCTCATTGGTTACGCTAAAACCAAATGGCAAGAAAAGTTCGGTAGACTAATAAGTAATCCAGCGCCTATGCAAGAAGCTAAGAGAAACGATTACGCTAAACAAATTAAAATTGACATCCCTCAATTATTGTTTGTAGGCTCTATGGGTTCTCAAATAAGTTTTAGTGCAGGTATTAAAAACAATGCGCTGAAAGCAGAATTTGAATCTAGCAAATTGTCAATGAACTGGGATAATGCTGAATTGTTATTGGATGACATTCGTCAATTATTCTTAAATGTTGAGTCTAAATATGGCGGCAAAGAAGAAGGTGTTGTAATTAAATACAACAACATGATTCTAAAATGGCAGCAAGAATATCAATTAGACCAAACTGCCAGAGCGGCTATTAAAGCTAAATATAGAGAAGACGACATTTTAGCAGAAAATCGTTATTGGGAGTACGTTAATAATCAAGCTTATCGTTTATCAAATTCTATTGTTGTTAAATCTAGAAAATTGAATGACGTTCTTGAAGAATTAGCTTTAGAACTTAAAAAACTAAAAATAGAAATTACTCATAGCAAAAAGACTGATGTCATGATTAAAGACGACATTCAGCTAAATACTAAAACCTTGCTTGTCAAGAAAATGCGTGGAAATAATAACGCATTGATTTTGGGCAAATTCAGAGTATTGACCAAAGAAGGTCATTATAAATTGATTAAGCGTGCAGCGACATTATATGATAATGTTGTGGTTTGTATTGTTACTTCGAAAGATACTAAAGATACTAAAGATCTACGCGAAGAAATGATGAGAAAGGCATTCCCGAATGTTGAAATAATTCATCATAATTCTGGAAACATTAGCGGTATTTTGAATAAATCGCCAATAAATATTAATGCGGTTTATGCTGGCACAGACAGGGTTGCTGCTTACAAAGAACAACTTAAGTATCGTCTTGGCGTTGAAGTTAGAGAGATGCCTCGTACTGATTCAGATATTAGCGCGAGTAAAGTCATCGATAATATTGCGAATCAAGAATTCTTTGAGAAAAATACTCCGAAAGAACTCCACTCAATGTATAATAAGATTAAAAAGGTATATGAAAAATGAAATTTAGAGATGTTTTAGAGGGAAAAGTCAACGTAAAAAGACTTAACGAAAGCAATGTCATGTCTATGGCGGAAAGTCAGGGCGCAGAAGCTACTGATGCGTTAAGAAAGCATGTTAATGAAAAACTAGGTATTAAAGCCGACATCCCAAAAATTAAAACAAATAATTTTAGTGCGTTCGCTAGCCAATACAATTCTTTGTATAATCAGTTTAAGAAAGAGTTCATCTCTATTTTTAATTACGAAGTAAAGGGTATCGGTAGAGGCGAAATTTTGCTTTCTTATCTTGCTGATAACATTAGTATTAATGGCGGTAAGGGTGATTACGACGTAAACTTTGGTAACACTAAAATGGAAGTTAAAGAAGTTGCAACAACTGCAACTTATTTTAAAAACTTTAGACTAGGTGTACTTTCAAGAGAGTATTTGCAAAAAGCATATAATGATATTAAGTATCTTTACGGCGTTGCAAAATATCACATTCCAGAAATTAATACTGCTGCATTTGAAGCAAAAGTCGCAAAAGGTGAGTTAACTACGTTAATTAAACCATTAAAAGACTTCGTTCCAACTAATCTAGGTGATGTTCAACGAATAGCTGTAGAAATTACAAAAACCGGCAAATTGTTTTTCGAAGGGCGTGAAGTAGGTAATATCAAGAATGCACAAGCAATTATAACTGATATTCTTGATAAAGAAACTCACAAGTTCAAATCTTTTAATATGATAGAAACCGAATTAAGAAATAATCTTAATAAGAAAACAATGCCTTACATTTTCTTTGGTGATAATAAAGGTAAAGAAACGGCAATGCTGTTTTATAGAAAGGATTTAGGCGATCTTGAAATTGATACTATCACACAGGGTAATGTTAAGGTCAAAATTCCTAGATAATTAAACAACAATATGTTATATTAATAATGTAAACAACAATATGTAAGGTTGAAAAAATGAAGTTCAAGAAATATCTCAAAAGCATTTCTGAAGTAACAACATCCGGTGATATTGCTACAGTAGACACAAAATTAGACATGACAAAAAGATACGAAAAGCATCATAATAAAGGCAAAAAGTGCAAGACTCACAAACAGTTTAATTGTGAAATTTGCGAGAACGAAAAGTTCGAAAACCAAAAGTAAATTATACACGAAGGAAAGAATATGAGAGTAGGATTCACGGCCAGTTCGTTCGACCTTCTTCATGCAGGACATGTGGCAATGCTAGAAGAAAGTCGAAAGAATTGTGATTATTTAATTGTTGGTTTAAATGTCAATCCATTTAAAAACGGACGTTATCCTGTACAAGGTTTGTTTGAAAGGTTTAAACAACTCCAAGCAGTTAAATGGGTTGACGAAATCATTCCTTACAATGGTGAAAATGAGCTGATTGAAATTTTTAATACGATACACATTGACGTTCGATTTATTGGATCAGACTACAAAAATTCACCATTCACCGGGCAAGAAATAAACGAAAGGAACCATACTGAGATCTTCTTTAATCGAAGAGATCATAATTTTAGTTCGAGTCGCTTAAAGAAACAAGTCGTCGACAATCAATTAGAAGTAAAGGAAGAAGGATAACCATGTCGGAAAAAATCAAAAGAGTTTTCAAACTGATTAACAATGAAGTCGTTTTTGGCGAAGTTGAATCAGTTCAAGTTAACGAACAACAAGTCGAAATTCTTATTAAACAGCCGTTTAGCGCAATTAGTGGAAACATCTTTCCATACATGGCAGATGTCTTTGGCAATGCACCAGCCGCAATTCAGATTCACCCAATGAATATTGTTTGGAGTACGCCCCTAGAAGATTTTCCAGAGGCTGAACGTGTTTACAATGAAGCTACTGGTGGAATTGTCACCGAAAGAAAAGAAAGTATTATACTGTAAACACTTTATTTGACGAAGTATAATTGCCAAAAGCATCAGTAATTATAACTTGAACTTCGATAGATCCAGTGCCACTTACGTCTAGTACTGCTCTATCGAGGTCACCGTCAATGACTGCACTCCCAGAAATTACTGACCATTCAAATGTTAATTCGGACAATTTGTTATCCTTATCATCATAAATTACAGAAATATCATTTGTACCTTCACCGACAATCCCTGTGCTAACAATATCGATAATCATTGGAGCGTGCTGATCAGAATAATCTGCAATCTGAGTCAATTCTTCATTTTCTACTTCACCAGCAAGATTAACGTCCCAACCAAAAATAGATTTACGAGTAAATGTACCATCTTGCTGTTCGTTGATGTACATTTTTAGTTCTGTGATGCGTTCAACTGATTTAACTGGTGGGTATAGGTTACCAACTAACTCGAGATTAAACGTTACAGTAACTATGTTGGTGCTTAAATCTTCGTATTCTTCATTCTCAAAATCAATGCCAGCGAGTTTAAGAGGAATTCTAGTTGGTTCGTCTAGATTAGTAGCATCCCAAATGTCAATATTTTTTGTAGGATTAAATTTTGGTGCAACCTGCTCAATAATCATTGTGGCTTCATTCATACCACGGCATTGAACTACTAACGAATAATTAAATAAATAAGGTACAGAATTGTACATGAATTCGAGAGTATTATCATTCTTAAAAGTTGCCATCTTAATGTTTTTATTAGTTACACGATCATCTAATTTTGACAACGAATCAAACGTTAAGGACGCTCTAGGCAATGCATTCGTATTACCGGACGTAATTTGCTCAGACGTGTAACTATCAAGCACTGTAGCTTTTTCACGCGAACTATACTTTATAGGTATATTTTTAGAAATCAATACACCATTAGAATTCTTGTATTGTATCTCTAGATCATTGAACATGTCCAACAAAGCAGAAGTGTACTTTCTAATTGTGCCATGATGATAAAATGACATAGTTAATCCTCTTTTATTGTTATTTATATTAAGCTAAAAGGTTGTATAATATTACCATGAAAACATACATCATTTATTTAAAAGACAACGATTTATCAATCAAGTTAGCGAAGGATGCGCAAAAATCCTGCGAACGTTTTGGTTTAGAGTACGAAATGTTTGACGGAGTGCCAGCTGATAAAGCAATTGACGTTATGAAACTACATGATCTTAAGCCTTCAAACAGCGTTAAGAAGGAAGTATGGACTAAAGGAACAATTGGCTGTGTTGCTAGTCATTTCTTACTTTGGAAGAAATGTTCTGAGCAAGACGAAAATTTCGTCATAATGGAACATGATGGTCTTATTATTCGAGATCCACGATTAATAGAAAATGATGTTGTGCATGCTTGCCATCTTGATGCATCAGTCGCTTTCAATTCGAATTACGATGCTGATAGCGAAGAATGGTTTTACCACTATGAAAAATCATTTATTGATAATAACAAACCGGGTGTTCGTGATCATCCTTCAGTCAAATTTTATGGCAACCAAGATATAATAGGTGGTACATTTAGAGGTGCATACGGATATATGATTACACCAGCAGGTGCGAAACGTTTGGTAAATTTCGTTAGAAAATACGGCGTGTATCCAGCAGATCAGTGCCTATGCGAAACTGCGGTTAAGCTTCAAAGAGCTAAATCTACGTATGTACGACTGCATCCGTTCTTTA